CGTTGTACAGAAGTCTAAGTTTTGTTTTTTTCCGCATCCCGTGAAGTAGTTGCATTTATCGAGCAGATCGGCAAAAATGTTCCACTTGTTTGGTCCACACTCGTAATTTTCCTGCGACTTCCACGCAGTTACGACATCTTTAGCCCATAAACAGCCCATTATTTCCCTCCCTTCAATTTTTTGGCGTACTGGATGGAGCTGATGCCAAGCAGTGCGCACGCGAGTGTCGTGATGGCTGCAAGAGTTGCACCGATCGGCTCGGTGTAGGGGATGCTCCAGATCTGTCCGATCGTGAGCCAGAACGCAGTCAGAGCCGGGAGCCCGACCGTTGCGATCCATTTCAAAATGTCATATGTTTTATTGCTCATTTTTGTCACCTCCTGACAGGAATTTTTTTTCGAACTCTCTTTTTATAAATGCCGAAGCCATTACTGTGAGCCCGTTCGAAAAATCTGGATGTTGCTCACAGTAAAAATCATATGTGTCGCAGTCAAGGATCTGCTGACGATAATATTCTTCGCTGTGGTAATCACTGCCGTGGTTCCTGAGATCATCCGCAAACCTCAATATATGAGTGCGCGCAAGAATTGCCTGGTTGCGTTCCTGATTTTGCTCGACTGCATCGATTCGCTTCACAATGGTCTTCTTCATGTCGTTCCGAGTTACAAAAAACTGAACAATGAACTGCAGGAACCCAAAAAACGCCTGACTCCCTAAAAACAGCGAAAAATACATAAAAAATTTGTCTTCCATTGGTCTCCCCTCCCTTTATATTCTCTACAATATGAATTATACCGAATTACCCTATTGGTAATTGATTTTTGTCGTATGTGTATGACTTATTCAGTTTGTACTTGTCAAACACACAAGGCTCTTCACCTTTTTTACAAGTGTAAGCGTGTTCACACATACTGCAATCTGTTTTAGTACATTTATCGTATTTATCACACTTCATACTTTCACCGCCTTTAATTTAGCCTTGCCAATTCAATCAGTATGTTCTTGACTATGCCTTTTGAACAGACAAGGCTCGAATTTTTATGAAATATATTTCAAATATCTGACACCTATTTTTCGTGTTTCACTAATCGCATTAGAAGTATAATTCACACTACTACGATTAAATGACTTTACTTTTGTTTGTCCGTTGCTCGTAAAGTAAACAACATAACCGACATATTTACTGTCTGACGTTAAATCTTTGCAAGCAATTACCATTATTTCTTGTGAAAATAATGTACCTTCGCCCGAATTATCCAAAGCGACATTTACTTCGGTATAATCAAGTGTTAATGCACTTGTCGTGTCCGCTTTGCCACTCAACCCACTATCAATATAGTCTTTCGTGTTCGTAGCAGAACCGCTTTCGATTGGGAGATTAGTTGCATCAAAGTCAGCTGTGTCGACTTTATCGTTGAGTGCCGTGGCGGTCTCGCTCTTCGTGTAATAGTTCGACATATCCGGAAGGTCAGACGTGTCTGCTTTCTGATCCAGGAGGTCATCCGTCTCGCTTTTATCGTAGTAGTTTGTCATGTCAGGAAGCTCTGACCTGTCAGCTTTTGGAGCGAGCGCATTGTTAACACCTTCAGACGTTACTGCGTAGCCGTTACCGTGTCCGGGGGTAGGAACTGCGTCAAATATAACGTTTGCAGAGTCATACTGCTCTGCGACCTCTTCGGCGACCATTCCACTGATCTGGCTGCGCAAGTTGTCGATCTCGGAAGCTGAAGCGATGCCGCCGTCTGTCGGATCCATTTCGACCGCCATGATAACATTCAACGAACCGATGTTTGTCGCACCCTTCTCAACACGCACCTCGCAGAGATTTGCACCTTTTACAGCTGTCATCTGCTCGGTTGTTACTACGTCGACATAACTGTCGGATGTGTTCGTTAATGTGCTTGTGACGATATTACCGTCAGGCTTGCGCACTTCAAACGTGATCGTCTCGGTTCCGTCGAGAGTGTAAGGCAGACCGCTGTCGTACAAATTGAAGCGGATGACTCTGCCGTCATCGTACTGAGAAGCGTGGCAGACAGGCGACTTCTTGCCCGGGACCATATCCAGGTTGATAATTTCCATGTGTGACTTCCTCCCTTCAGGGCATAGGTTCAATATTTAGAATAAACGCAGAGCCTCCGACTCCGTCGATCCTGAGCTTTGCGATGCAGCTCCCGGCGACGTCTGTCATGTTCTGCGTAGTTTCAAACAGCACGAGATCACCCGAGACGCTTGAGAGCATCTCAGCGACCACAGTGCCGTCTGGTTTCAGAATGTTAAGCTCAAGCACCTCCGAGCCATCCAGCTCGAAGCTCGAGCCGTTCTCGAAAAGTGCCAGGCATATCTCACGGCCTTCATCGTACTGTGAGAGGTTAACGACCGGGTTGATTCCCCTCGGTATCATATCAATGCTGATCTTTTCCATTGAGAAGTTCCTCCAGTTTTGTGACGCGTGCCTCAAGTTCCTTGATGACTGCCTGCAAGTATGGAATCATGCCGATGTAATCAAGTGACGCAGGAGCTTCGCCGTTCTCCGGAGTCACGAGGTTCGGAAGGACTTCCTCAACCTCTTCAGCTATGAAGCCGCGCCGATCGGTTCCCCTGTCTTTGTCCTTGAAGTCAAAGCTGACTGCATTGAGCTCGAGGATCTTCCTGGCATCTGTGATCGGCTTGATGTTTTCCTTGACCTTGCGGCTTGATGTCTGTGTCAGTGACACACATGTAATATTACCAGTGTGACCGAGCGCCCAGATCGTTGCCGTGTGGTCGGCTTTGAAGAGGTACATAATGCCGTCTTTGTTACCGGATCCAACAGAGAACTGCGCGACGCTGTTGTTCAAGTTGTTATATACATAGATTGCGCCGCCATCCGATGCTGCAACGTTCTGGACTCGTGTATCACCTGAGACGCTTTTAAGAAGTAAAGCGCCACCTGTCGAAGCATAATACAAACGAGCGAACTGGTTGCCTGATGAACCAGCTCCATAATACAGCTGTATTTCACTGCCTGCCTGGTTCGACTCGATGTATACCCTTCCTTGACCGTTTGCGTTCTTTAAGTCAAGCGATGACACATATGTGTCTCCTTCAAGTCTTGCATAATCGAGCAGCTTCAAATATGCCTGTGTAGGTCTTGAGTGACTAAGCTGTGCATAAATAGTATTATCTGACTCGATCAGGTCGAAGGATGAGATCGCTTTGAGATTTGACAATCTTGCGATGCCGTTCGTCATGTCGATCGTAGAGTTGCCCTGTGCGTCTGAAATCGTTCCGGCTTTTATCAGGTCCGCGTTGAGCACCCCGGTCTTGATAGCATCTGCCACGATCTCGCCCGTCGAAGTGAGGGCAAGAGTGTCATAGTCGCCATCATATCCGTTTGCAGAAAAGCCGAGGCCGTTCTGGTTCCAGCGCCATACATTGACAGCCGTATCGATGTCCGGGGAGTCCATGACGAGGATCTCGTCAGGATATCCGTCACCGTCACCGTCATGAAGTACGACATAGCCGCCGAGGTTTCCAGTGATGAGCTGCGTAGCTTGAGAAACTGAGTTCGAGAGCTGTGAAGTTGTCGGAGTGTTTTCGAGTTTTGTCTCCTGCAGCGATATCGTGTCGGCGATGTTTGTCCTGGCTTCTCCGAAGCTCGTGGAAGTATAACGCTCCCGGATAACGTCCCAAGTTGTAGAGATACATTTGACGGATGCAGATATTCCCAGAGCTTCAAAATAAATGTGGACGGTGTCGCAAAGATCGACACGCTCCTGCAGTTCCTTCAGCTGTACGAAGTCCAGCGTGATCGAGTTCCTGAGGTTAATCAGGCTCGAGGAGTTGCGTGAGATATATGCAGCTGCGAGAGCAGCAAGCTGATCGTATACAGGTCCGCCGTGTTTGTAGTCGATTTCGTTACTGAAGTCCATGACGATATCGTGAGGAACATCCAGGACTAAACCGGTTGCGACTCTGGGACCTGTGACAACGTCCTCGCTGTCGTTAGGGTTAACTGCATAACCATAGACACCTGTGACGAGGTTCGTCATGTCGAGCTCTTGCGAGAGCTGTGTGAGGTTCTTGCCGTATCGGATCTGCACGCCGCGATCGGTGCCTCTGGAAGCTAACAATGAGCATGTATAATTATCATATTTCCACTCACCGCCATAGATATCCAGAAGACTGCCCTCTTTTCCTCCGAACCATGAACGTGTCGGAGCCGGGACTTTTGTCCTGAAGACTCTGGTCGCTGATATGTTTGTGTTGATCGTGAAGTTTCCGCCGCCTCGCGTGGTTAATTCATAACACGCATTGACTGCGTTATTTGTGAAAATGCCAGCCGGTGCCACCTTGCCGCCGAGATCATACGAGATATGCTGACCGTAGCAAGTAAACCGGCCATTCATTTCTTTGCCTACTTTGTAGATCCTGAAGAGCTGAGGGGCGTCTGTAAAATTAGGTTTTGCTTTGATGAAGCTGTTCGGCTGGATGTCTTCGGCATGGATGCCGCTAGATGGATATTCTAGCGTAAGCTCATATTGACCGTTGCGCTCTTCCATAACAGTGCATGCTAAGCAATCAGTCAATGCTCCGACGCCATAATGTGACGGGACTGTGCCCTCTGTCAGGGTTGCGTATAAAATCGGGATCATTTTAGCCTCTTAAATAGTGAAATATCTGGGGACGATCGTCACTTTTGTGATCGTTCCCGATGTGATGATCGTGTTCTCACCCGGTGCGATCTTCGGAAATGTACCGGACACCGAGCTGTTAAGGTTCTGGCCTGCAAGTCTGTAGGCGTTCATCCGTTCAACGTCGATGTTGATATAATCTGTCAGGCTTGCAGTGATCTGCTCGCCATTGATCGCCAGGGTGACGGTTCCGCTTCCCTCGATATGAATGAGGGGCTTGGCTGAAAAGCGTGTGGAGTTCAGGAGCTTCGTGCCGTTCGACACGGTAACAGGAAGCTCGCCCTCTTTATAAAAGCGTTCAGCTCTACACATAAATGAGAGAGTTGCCTCACCGTACTGGGTGAGCTCGTTGCTGAAGTCTGCGCCGCCGTTGAAGTATGCAAGTCTGAAGACGTCAGGCTCAAAATTATCTTCGAGTCTCTGATAACCTTTTACGGAATTGAGCCACGCCTCGATCGCGTTGACCGATGCAGCGAGGTCTTCCTTGCCTTCAGCTGTTAACCAGACTTTATAAGGTCGAGCTTTGTCCTCCCAGGCATCTTCTTGGAATAGGACCACGCCGTTCCTTCCCGGAACGTTGTAGCTCGTCGACTTCCTTGTGGATCTTTCAAAGGCAGGAGCCTCAGCGACCACCATGCCATAGTCACTTGAGGCTTCGCCCCCGAATACAATCAGGCCACGCCTGTTTGTAACTTGATTAAATAACTCAGCCATTAAATACTGCCTCCCTTCTTCGAGTCATGTCCTCGAGCTTGTAGGCTACTGCCTGAGCCAGATCGTCCACGTTCTGACCTTCAGCGCCGTAGACGTTTATCGTCACAGCTCCGCCGTTATATGTGGAGCCTGAGCCTCCGAGCATCGCGCCCTGTGAAGCGTATGCCGTTACGTCTGCGGTCATCGAGGCAGTCATTCCCGTGAGACTGTTCTCCATGTCATCCTCAACGGCTCCGATCTCGTCAGAGAAACCCACGCCAAGACCTGCGGCGAGGTTTTCACCGATTCCGGCGAAAACCTTCGAAGGTGAGTGGATCCCGAAAATGTCTTTGACTTTGCTGATGAGCGTATTACCAAAGCCTTTAACTTTGTCCATGATCCATTCGACCATGTTGCTGATTCCGTTCCAAAGTCCGGCCATCATGTTGTGGCCTATAGCCTTGAGATTGTCCGGAAGCTGTTTGAACATGTTAACCGTGTTCGTTATGAAGCTCTTGATCTTCTCCACGATGTTCGAAATGCCTTGTTTAACGTTATTGAAGCCGTTTGTGAAGCTGTTTTTGAGGTTGTTGATCCAATTTGTAAAGGTGTTTTTGACACTGTTCACGAGGTTTGTGATGAAGGTCTTGATGCTGTCGCCCCACGATTTGAATTTGTTATAAACGTTCACAGCCCACTCTGTTATTTTGGGGATGATAAAAGCAAGCCCTTCAGCTACCAGGCCGCCCATCTGGTCAAACAGACCGATGACGAAGTCGATCAGGACCGGGACACAGTTGACCAGTGCCACAAAAATAGCACCTGCAAGATTCAGGACTGCACCCACGAGGGCCTTGATGTTCTCGGGACTTGTGAGCGCAAGGCAGACCTCTGTGATGATCTGGACGATCGCCGGGAGCAGAATTGGAAGGATCTCGCTGAACCGGTTCACGATGTCGACCGTGAGCTGTATGATCGAGTTGATGAAATTCGTGATATTGTCGTCAGCTGTCAGCCACTCGAGCAGAGACATGACCAGCGTAAAAACGCCGTCAATAATCAATGGAAGCGCCTGGAAGAGTGCCGTCAAAATGCCCTGAATTCCTGCAATTATCGACGGCATCATCTGGGGGATCATAGAGGTGACCGTGACAATAGCCTGGACAATTACAGAAAAAATCGAGCTGGCCAGTTGCGGAAGCATCGGCCCGAAGCCTGAGATCAGGGACATGATGAGCGTCTCCGCCAGTGAAAAGAACTGAGGCGCGAGCGCTGTGATGTTTCCGATGATGCTCTCGA